TATCGGCGGGGCTGGCGTAGCTTTGTCTTGATTGATGGATGGCTAGCCACGGCCCAGCCTCGCAATCAGGTCATCCCGTTGCATGGCCTCGGCCATTTAAAGCGCCACTGAGACACGGCGCTGGATAAAACGGCCTTGCTGGTCGCGTTCGAGCGTATTTGCGCTCCTACGGGCTTTCCATAGGCGGTAGGATTGACGGAGGCGGGTTATCATGCTGCTTCTGCCGTCGCCAAAGCATCGTCAAAACTGTGGACGATATGGGTAGAATGATAACGGAGCCAAGGGCTGATATTCGTATCCTCACGGCAAACAACGATTATCCGCTTTCCGAGCTGCCAGGCATAAAGCACTTCCATGCTGGTGCCGACGCTTGGCTTGTCATAGTTGACCAGAATAATATCGGATTGGGCGACGTCGATCTTGTCCAGTTCGACAATCTCGCGGTAAGCTTCGGCTTCGCGGCCACGGTAATCACGCACCATTGGGTTAATGCAATCGCCTCGCCAGTTTTCCGTTACATACTCGCGCCAATCATTACATTCTTCATCGGTGCAGCCATTAATCGGCCCACAAAGATAAATGGTTTTCATTGCCTGTTCTCCATGCTGGTCGCCAACGTGTTTTATGAAAATCTCCATCCCCTCACCAAAGCCTAAATTGGTCAGATGGCCGGTCACTAGCCGGTCGAGTAATTGGTGCGCTCTGTGGCCGCTGTGGTCGGTCACTATATCCACGCAAGCCTTCGCAAATTCCTTTGCGCTCAAGGCGGTTCGCGTAGTCTCTGCGGCCTCGCCATTTGTCGCCAAAATCGAATTTTGTGTCATAGCGCCAACCGTTCTGTGCAAGGCTGGTGCTGTCCGCGCTGCCAAATGGATAATCGAACGCCACCGCAACGCCGCGCATCATGTGAATTTCCGGCCAGCGGTTTCCTAATGCCTGATCGACTTCCGCCATCCGCTCCCGATATGCAGGGCAGTCGATTCCCTTGCCCTTGCCGGTCCAACCGAGACAAACCCTGTCGAACTTGTCGCACAATCGCAGCAGCCGATCTAACGGGCCGTCCATGTGCCAAAGCGGCGCACCTTTTTGCCCAAAAGGCCAATCGTTGATAAGTGCGTCGTTGAGTTGCGACGGCGCTCCCGGCATATCTGGAATTACCGCCCACCGACCGGGATGGAATAACCGCGATTCCAACCAGTCGTAATATTCTTGCCAATCCCATTTTTCGTGCCACTCTTGCCCATCCCGCGTGGCTTTTTTCCAATGCGAAAACGCGCCGTTGTCGAAACATGACGGCAGGGCTAATAGCCTCCACCACCTCCGCATCGTCGGGACGGAAAAATGAAACACACATTGCGCGTCCAGCGCAGACGCCTTCCAAAGCATTGCGTGGGGTTATTGGTGTTCCGTGATAAATCGTGGGTAATTTATCCATGCCGATTCTCCGCACAAACAGGCTTCCCGGCGCTATCCGCAAGTATCTGCGTCATGATCGCGCGCTTGCTCTGGAAATGCCCGGTCCGCTTGTTGCGGTCGTGGATGCGGATGGAACGGATGCGGGCGCGGAAGGTCATGCTGCAAACTCAAACCGCGAACCTGCGAGGCTTTCCGCTTCGTTCAAATTCTTGCTGGCTTGCTCCGCATATTCTGGCTTCAATTCAAAACCGAGATATTTGCGGTTGCTTTTCACCGCCTCATATCCGGTTGACCCGATCCCGTTGAACGGGTCCATGACTACATCTCCGGGCTTGGTATAAAGTCGCAGACACTTCGCAATCGTATCGAGTTGCAGTGGGCACACATGGCGCTCGTCACCAGTGCACTTCATGCGGTTCAGGACGTTGCCTTGCTGAATATCCATCCAGACCGGAGATGCCAGCTTTTGCCATTCGTAAACGTCAAACTTCGCGTGATCGATTAGGTCTTGCAATACGTCATCAGGCGGTACCATGCCGACAAGCCCTTGCCGCTGCATATATTCCAGCACCTCACGGGCAATCCGCAATGCGCCTTTTTCATCGTCTGGATAGGTATGCTCGATAGCCTCGACATTCTCGCCATCCTTGCGGAAAAACAGCATGTAATCCGGCATCCCGACGCGGTTCATCGCGCTGTCTTTGCGGATCGTTTTATAAAGTAGTCCAAGCGCCTTTGTCCGCTGCATCTCGACTACAGGGTCTTTCCAGATCGTTGTCCGGCCATGATAGATCAATCCGGCATCAGTGTGAGCCTTAATCAAATCCCCGCTGAAATCCTGCAATCCGATTGCGCCATGCTTGCCTTTACGCATGGGCAGATCAGTGCAGTGAACGCAGACAATCCGGCCAACGCGCATCACGCGGGTTAGCGCCTGGGCAAAGAATTTATACTGTTCGAGAAATTTTTCACCCTCACCAGCGTTACCTATATCGCGCTCACTATCGGAATATACGAACAGGTCGCCAAAAGGCGGCGAGAATATCGCACAATCGACCGACCCTTCCGGCATTGCTGCCATGCCCTCGACGCAATCGCTATTGTGGATTGCCCATCCATTCCCTTGATATTCAGGCTGCTTCATTGTATTGATCCTCGCTCTTTATCCAATCAGGAAACGCAAGGTCAAGTGGCCGCTCGTATTTCACCCGTGTAGCTGCTTGGCTTTGCGCCTTTTTCATCGCGGCACCCATGTGCCGCTTCATTTCAACATGCTTTTGTGACTTGATATTGACTGCATCCCATACAGTGTTTTCAGTGTCTGAAATCACAATATCGTTTTTGACGCGCTCGGTTTGCCCGAAGCGGTGCGACCGGCGAACAGCCTGATAATGCTGCTCATATGAAAAGCTGATTGAGGCAAATACAGCGTGGGCGCAGTGCTGCCAGTTGACGCCAAATCCGGCGAGTTTGGGCTTGGTCACAATCGCGCGGAATTTACCATCGGCAAAGTCCAAAAGTCGCTTTTCTTTTTCATCTGCCGATAGTGATCCGTGAACCTCAACCGCCCCGTCGATCATGCCAGCGAGCATCGCGCTTTCGTCGTTGGTTTCGCACCAGACCGTTACCGGCCTGTCATGGTTTGCCAATTCAGCGGCCCGCTCGCATCGCTCATTGATCGTCATGCGCTTTTCTTTGTGGAAAGACGTTGCGCTCATTTCAGGAATTGCAAACAGCATCCCTTGGTCAACGTCCTTTGTAATGTCGCGCTTTACAGTATGAATCTGCCGGTCAATCTCGGGCAGGATATAGCCGGTATCATCGCCGCCAAGGTCACTCGGCAAGGTCGCACAACGCGACCACGATGCTACCCATTGCCAGAAATCATCAACCGCATGGCCTTTCAATCGCCAATCTTGCGAAGCGGTTGACGTGTCATTGATGAACCATTTTGACAGCATTTCCTGCTGGCGCATCACGCCCATGAACTCGGCATGGTTGCCTAATTCCATATGGTCGTTCGGACTTGGTGTTGCTGTCGCGCAAAGCCGGTATTCGGTATCGCGGAACGCTTCCTGAAGCTTGGCGCGCGTCTGTCCAGCGAATGATTTGAGGATACTGCTTTCATCTAGGACTATAGCGCCGAAGCAAGTAGGGTCTAGTTTTGCCAACCGCTCATAGTTAGCAACCATGACGCCTTGCCCGACTTCGGACTGTTCGCGTATCTGGCGAGCGTCGATATTGAATTTCTGGCCTTCCCTGACCATTTGACCGGCAACAGCAAGGGGTGTCAGTATCAAGCTTGGCTTTCCGGTTTCTTCTGCACACTCGCGGGCAAACTCCAATTCACAAAGCGACTTGCCGAGACCTGTATCGAGAAACAGCGATGCGCGGCCCTTGTCGAGCGCATATTCGATTGCAACTTTCTGATGATATTTGGCGCGCTCGTTTATCGACTTCGCGGGAAATCCGAATGAATACGCCGCAGACGCCTTGCCCGCGATAAATTCGCGATATTCTTTTATATTAATCATAGTTGACCCTTCCACAGCGGATCGCGCCGATGTTGTTCCCGCACTGCTTTCCAGTATGCGCGGCTTGCACGTTCGGCAGCCAGCTTGCGGGCCTGCTTGCGTAGCCATAGGCGGTATGCGAGATATAGATTTCGCGGATTACGCATGTTAAAAATGATTTTTTGCAGGGGGAGAAGGTTTTTCACGCGGCCACCTCGTCGAACCATGCCAGCGCATCGCAGCCAGCCTGATTAAGCCGGAATATCCGTTCGCCGGAGCCGCCGGGTTCTATGTCGCCCCAGCCACGTTTTACCAGCGCACGGGCGATTAGCGACTGGCCTCGGCTATCGAGAATGACGGGACAGAGTGTCGCGTTAAAAGCCAGCGCCCATTGCTTGTTTGTCAGGGTTGCGTCGTCTAGGGTCATGCCTGCATCTCCGCCGGAACACGGCCATTTACGATGTCGTAAAGCTTCTGTGCAAAGTCGGTGTCTGCTGATTTGTCGTCCTGAACGGCGGGGCGGAATGAGTCCGCGCAACATGCGCCATCCTTATTTAAGGGGTGTTTTACGCCATCAAGTATCAACGCAGGTCTGGCTGGACCGACCTTCCATCTGCTATTTGGCTTTACCCTTGCAACCCTATAGACATCACCCTTTTTCACTGGCGCATAAATTCCATCTACCAGTGAGACAGCCAGCATCCCGGCTTTCCAGATAGTCATCCCGCCACCGCCTTAAGGCTCGCAGCCTTGTCCCGCCGCCTTTCAAATCGGGATAGTGTTCTGTCTATCTTTTCAATGCTGCTGAATGTAGCATCACCTGATTTCTTCCACCTGTAATAAGTGGATGGCGCAATGCCAGCCTGTTCACATACCAGATACATGGGTTGACCCAACGCAGCGGCTCGTTGTTCCAGTTCGGAAACGGTTTTTTGAAAGTTCATGGTTTCCGGATTGCACAAATTGCCTTTGGCGTCAATGTAATAATAAATAAAAAACTGCTTGACTGGTCTTTGGCGGCTATGCAAAAAGGGTTCATCAAAACAACGATGAGGTTGATATGACACATACATTTGAAACTTGCATTTACCGCGACGACGACGAGATCGCGGTGCGCGTGACCTATCAGGTGACGCCCTATTATCCCGCTACTCATTTGCAGCCAGCAGAGGGTGGTAATTGCGAGATTATAAGCGCGGTCATTATCAACGCCGACGCAGCCACAATGCCAGCGCCCTTGGACGATGGCGAATATGACACCCTGCAAGTTATTTGCGAAGGACGCGCCCGAGACGACGAAGCGGACGCCGCCGCCGACTATGCTGATTATCTATACGAACAGCATAAAGACCGTCGGATGATGGACGCATGGGAGGCAGTCCAATGACCACCCAAAAGAAATACGAGTTCACCGGCAAAACCAAAAATCACTTTGGCACGACCCTGAAACAAATCCGGCTGCTGGTCGATAGCGCCGCGCTCGGCTTGACCGCTGGCACCGTTGGCGGATGGATCGAGAAAGAGGATAATCTTTCGCAGGTCTCTGGCAATGCGTGGGTCTATGGCAATGCGGGGGTCTCAAAAGTTAACCTCACAATGGTTCGTAGCGACGGATATGCATTCTCGGTCTGTGCCACGCCTGACGGTCCTCGCATTATCGCCGGTTGCCGGTATTTTACATATTCAGAAGCGAAAAAGCACTGGAAAGAAACGAGGGGCGGAACACAGCTTGGCGATGAAAGTCTGTTGATCGTCAAATCTCTTAAGGCAATGGCGAAGATGAACGGCTTGGATAAGGCGGTGGCAGCATGACCCCCGACCTATCCAAACTCGACCCGCTGGCAATACGCCTAGAGGCCATGCGCCTTATCGAGCATCTTATGTCAGAAAGCGACGATGCTTTTGACATATACTCGCCAGCATTTGACGCGCTGGACAATCATGCGACGGTTGCGGTGTTCGTTCCGCCCGAGCCAGACGCCCACCGTGGCTATATGGCAAGCATGGAAATGCGTTCTGCTGAGATAGGTTATCGATTGGGGGAGGTGGCATGAGCGATATTCTGAAAGACGCAACTGCGCGGCCTTGGGCATTCGAAACTGTGCGAACGTCCTGCGGTGTTTGCCACAAGATAGGCCCTTGGCCGCACAAATGGCGGGCCGGTGAAGAAATGAGCGCCTGCATTTATGACGACTATCCATCGCCGCCGCAAGGCACCGATACCATGCTGGCCAACGCCCGCCTGATCGTAACCGCAGTCAACGCTTATGAGCCTATGCTGGCTGCTTTGGAGAGGATCGCGATGCGCTGCGGCGAACCGCTGGAACAAGACACCCGCGACGGACTTCGCCGTGATCTGAGAATTGCAGCAAGCCTAGCGCGCAACGCTATCTTCCAAGCCAAGGAGCAATCGTCATGAGCGCCCGCAACCAGATGAAGCGGCAACGCGATGAAAGCGAACGCCTGCTGGCATGGAACCGCGCCGAGACAATCAAGCGGCTGCAAGATGACTTGGGCAAACTGACCCATGAACAGCAATGGGATTTGGAAAACGAAGAGTTTTTCGACCCTGCGATATTTCGTGAAATTCAAGCGGAGACCGAATGATGAAACGCGCCCTCGAAGTCCTCCGCGCTGGCGGCATGGCCAAGGCCCTACTGACCGCCGCCGCTATATTCGTCCTTTTCCTGGACGTGGTTATTATTGCGGGGTTGGTGAAATGATTAGCCACGGAAGATTGGCCGCGTTGATCGCAGCCGCCAGTTTGGGAGCTGGATTGGCTCGGCCAATATCAGAGGATTATGAATATGACGATGACCACGCCCCTTATCCAACCCGTGATCGCCATCCAGATGCACCAACGCAAGAAATCATGCCGCAGCGGGCAAGGCCGGAACTCGAATATTTCGAGAGCAAGCGCCCACTGACCAAGCGGCAGAAGCGCAGACTGCGCGGAAAGGCCAAGGAATGACCCGCCACAAAGAAATAGAAAACGACCGGCTCCCGCCACTTGAGGCCGACATGCCGGAATGGGACGCAGCCCCGCTTGATTGGCGGATGCTGCCGATTGATGAAATACAGCACAGGAGAAATTATCATGACTGCCACCAAAGCTGAGGCCAAGCCGACCGGGCTGGACCTGCTGAGGGTTCCGTTTTCGGCTAACCAGATCAGTAAACTGCCCAAGCCCACCAAGAAGCAGTCCGATGAGGTTCGGGATGATTTCAAGAAAGGCATACGCTGTAAAATCTGCGGAGGCTGGCACCACCCCGATGTCGTCCATCTGGACTATGTAGGACACGCCGCCCTGACTGACCGCCTGCTTGATTCTGATATAAATTGGGATTGGGAGTGTCTGGCAACGGATGAGCGTGGTCTGCCGCTGTTTGACGAAAATGGCGGTCTTTGGATCAAGTTGACTGTCTGCGGCATGACGCGCCTCGGTTACGGCGATGCGGACGGCAAGACAGGGGGCAATGCAAAGAAAGAGGCCATCGGCGACGCGCTCCGCAATGCGGCGATGCGCTTTGGTGCCGCGCTGGATCTTTGGCACAAGGGCGATCTTCATGCTGATGATAGTGTTGAGGAAGACCCCGCCGCCAAAGAAAAGGGCGTGGTGCCGAGGGATGCCTTGGCTGATCTTAAAAAGTTAATGGCCGCCGCCGATATCAAAGAGCCTGCGATTTGCAAGCGTTTCAAGGTCGATAAACTAGCCCTCCTTTCATCCGATCAATATCGCGAATGCGTCGAGGGGTTGAACAATATACTAGCCCAAAAGGCCAAGCAAGTCACCAATACTGCGGCAAATGACTACGTCGATCTAGACGACGCAATACCATATTAAGGGAGATAAACGATGTTGTATAATTCAAGCAAAGGCCCCGTCGAAATATCGACTATGCCCTACCCATATGCGAAAAACGCGCTTGCGAAACTGCGCCGCAGCGCACCCGAGCGCAACGCCGAAATCACCGCTTTGGATGAGCATATTCAATCTTTGGAACTGGAAGAGGTTTCTAATCCGCGAGCGGTGCAGGGGGGCAACAACCCGCCCGAGGAAATCAAGCCAGATTGGGAGGCGGTCAAAGTCCATATGGACGACTTGCTGGTCGAAGCCCGTAATTGGGCAGATGGCGAGGAAATTGACAGTCAGGATAAGGCGGACAGCGTAGCGTCACTGCGCCAGCTTTTGCAGGACGCTGCGAACCTTGCCGACAAGGCGCGGGTGGCCGAGAAAAAACCGCTCGATGACGCGATAGCCGCCATTCAGGCTCGATATAACGAATATATAGCGCCGCTGAAAAACAAGAATCCGGGTAGTGTACCGAAGGCTGTGCAGGCGCTCGGCAATCTGCTGGCACCGTGGCTTAAAAAACTGGAAGACGATCAGGCCGAGCAAGAAAAGATCGCCCGCGATATTGCGGAAAAGGCGCAACAGGAAGCATTGGCGGCAAGGGATGCGGCAAAGAAAAGCGACGATCTATCTGCAATGGATGGTGCTGATGATCTACTCGATATTGCCGAGGAAGCGGCAAAAACCCTTCGTATTGTCGAGAATACCAAGGTGAAGGCCAGCGGCGCATTCAGGGCGCAAGGGCTGCGGTCGAAGTGGGTCGCTGTCGTCACCAACCGGCGCGAGGCGCTGATTCATTATATCACGGTGCAGCCAGAAGCGTTTGAGGCGTTGGTGCAGGACTTGGCGGACAAGGATGCAAGGCAGGCTGCAACGCGGACATCAATACCGGGCGTTCAATTTAACGAAGAAAGAATAGTATAATGGCTGGAATCAACAAAGTTACCATTGTCGGGAATCTCGGCAAAGACCCTGAAGTCAGGACGTTCGCTAATGGCGGCAAGGTCTGCAATTTCAGCGTCGCCACTTCGGAAAGCTGGAAGGACAAGCAGACCGGCGAGCGCAAGGAAAAGACCGAGTGGCACAATATCTCGATCTATAACGAAGGCCTCGCCGGGGTCGCCGAAAAATATCTGCGCAAGGGCAGCAAGGTCTATCTCGAGGGCAAGCTGCGGACCCGCAAATGGCAGGACCAGTCCGGCAATGACCGCTATTCGACCGATGTCGTCTTGCAAGGCTTCGACGCCAAGATGGAAATGCTCGACGGCAAGCAGGACAGCGGACAATCGACCGGCCACCCTAACCAGGATTTCGCGGGTGGCGGTGGCAATCCAGCTTTTGAAAGCGAACTCGACGACGATGTGCCATTCTGATGTCCGCTCTCCCCAAACAATTCAAGCCAGCAAAGCACCCGGCCTTTCTCGGATATGTCGCCAAGCAGCCCTGCATTGTGACGGGGGTTCGCGCGGTTATCGTGCATCATCTGACCAGCCTCGGGCATGGCCGGATAACGCGGAATGACCGCTATGTTGTCCCGCTGGTTGAACGGCTCCACGCGGTCGGCAATCCCAACGCCGTGCACGAGATTGGATGGGAGAATTTCGAGTGCGTTCATGATGTGGATCTGGTGGCCGAGGCTGACCGGCTTTGGCGGGAGTGGGAGGAACAATGACCGACAGTCAGCCATGCGACTTTTGCGGCAAGCCCGTAATCTGGAACGCCCATCAAATCAAGCTGGACGCAGACTTGAAAAAATTCTCGCACTGCAATGGACTTGGCGTGATGTGCGATGACTGCGATGACGCGATGGTCCAGATTGCGATTGATGAGGAAGAACGGGACATGCTGGCTCGGCTTCGGGAAGATCAAAATGACGAATAGAAACACCATCCGTCTGATCGGGCGGACGCAACGCGATTACGCCTGCCAGTGCATCATGCAAGCCCCTGACGGCTATGTGGTGGTGATACGGGAGGAAACCCGCACCGACGCACAGAACCGGCTTATGTGGCCCCTGATTAAGGATATGCGCGACCAGATCGATGGCATGGAAGCATTCACGCCTGACCAGACGAAACTGCGTTTTCTGAACGCGCTCGACAAGGAAATGCAATTCCTGCCGGAACTGGAAGGCGCTGGTATGTTTGTGGTCGGCCAACGGTCATCCACGCTGTCGAAAGCCATATTCCGCGATTTGATCGAACTGATGTTTATGCACGGCTCGAAATACGAAGTCCGCTGGTCTCGCAAGGCCAATGACACGATTGATGAAGTTTTAACCAAGGGAGCGGGAGGGGACTAGATAGCCCCTCCCGATTATACCCGGAAAGGATTTATGATGGAACGAGTGCCATTTGAAGACGCGATTATAACATTGAGCGAGGCTCAAAATCAGGCGTTGGCGCAGCTTGCCATATGCGACCACGACCAGCGCATGATTGTCGAGAACCATATCCGTTCATGGGATAAAGCGCTCAATCGCGGCGACACTATCGAGGCGCAGAGAAGGAATGCCCGCGCTCAACGAGTTTGGGAAAATTGGATATTCGAGGGAGGTTTAGGAATATGAACCAGCAACAGCAGAAACGGCCCCAGCCACAATACGGGCACTGGAAATACATCTATGACTGGAAGCAACACAAGCATGTCGCTGTTCCGGCGGAAAGGGGAGTGACACAATGACCGAGGAATGGGGAACCGAGTGCGTATGTCTGGATGACGGCCCGCCGCTATGGGCGCTGGATGAAGCTGCGCGGCGGTGTGGTTATGCAGGCTGGAAAGAATTTAACCTCATGCTTGGCGGAGAGGGTTTGCGTGGAGTAGTCCGCGAACTCGCCAAGGAAATCGCTCGCAACAATCCCCCGCCAGACCCGGACGCTCGGGAGCGGGAAGAGTGTGCGCGGTTGCTGGATGCTTTGGGAAAGCCAGCGACGGCAGACCATCTAAGGTCCGGGGACGGTTCGCCTTGGAACAAGTCGGACGCCATGATAGCAGAACTCAAAACCATATTGAAGGAGCGGGGATTGTGAGCATGAACGAACGACATAAAAGCTTTGTGCAAGAGGTGGTTTTGCTCGCACGTCAGCATAAAATAGAAATGGTCTCAGGGAGTTTTCGTGATGATCTTTTTGCCTATCGCAACGACGAGCCGAAGGATTATCAAGAAGGAACATTTGAGTTTAATTGGTCGAGAGGAAGGCACGGCGCAAAGTCCCCGATTAGTTTGTCTGTTCGAGACAATACATCCGTCGAGGAAAAAGTATGACCCGCCCTACGTTCACCGTCGCCAGCCTCGCAAGGCGCTGGGAGTGCAGCCAGTCTGCTATTCGGGGGATGATTGAGCGCGAAGAGTTGCAATCGTTTCGTATAGGGGCTTTAATCCGCATTCCAGTGGTAGCGGTCGAGGCCCTCGAATGTCAGAACATTACACAATCCAGCGACGAGGCGACCGATATGTCGTCAAATATCCAGACGCCACGGTTAAGACCGGATACCGAAAGCAACGGCTATTCTCGACTGATCGACAAAGCGCAGAGGCAGAGGCTCGTCAACTTTGGACCGGGGCAGGTCACGGCATCTGGACGGTCGGCAGGATAATGGACGCGTATATCAAAGATCGCGAGATTGAGGGAATCGCCAGCATTGTCCGCCGCAAGGATGCTTGGAAGGCAATGAAGCCTTTCTGGGAGAATATCGACCCGGATCTGATCGACAAGGCTATGTGCGTTAAATACGCTGGCACCCGCCATGTTTCCGACACTACGGTG